TAGATAAATTAATGGCAGAAGTAGTTTTTTACGGGACCAATGAACATTTATTATGGATAACTAAATTATACGTTTATTCCATCCACTTTTACAACTCCCCTATATCCCAAAGGCAACGTATAAGGCTGTATGAGTTAAAAAGAACCTATTTTAAGAAATAATGGATATTAAACATTTATCACTATTTAATGGTATTGGCGGCTTTCAATTAGCAGCCCAATGGTGTGGATGGGATAATATAGCCTCTGTCGAAATCGACAAATTCTGTAATAAAGTAACAAAGTATCACTTTCCAAATTGCAAACAATATGAAGACATCAAAAAATTCGACGGTACACCATATAAAGGAATCATTGACGTTATTTCAGGAGGATTTCCATGCCAACCATACTCACAAGCCGGTAAAAGGCTCGGTAAAGCGGATGAACGCCACTTGTGGCCCGAAATGCTTAGAATCATTTGCGAAGTTCAGCCGCGCTACGTTGTGGGCGAAAACGTTCGCGGAATTACTAATTGGAGCGGGGGATTGGTATTCGACGAGGTGCAATCTGACCTGGAAGCTCAAGGCTACGAAGTGTTACCGTTTTTACTTCCAGCTTGTGCCGTCAACGCTCCCCACAGGAGGGATAGAATCTGGTTTATTGCCCACAATTCAAACACAAGGGCTGAAAGTATGCAATCCGAATGGGAGAACGGAATTTATGAACCTGAATCTATTACCAACTCCACGAGCTCAGGAACCAGGGAGAACGTCGGATGGCTACGGAGCGAGTATAACGGACATAGTAAAAGGTTACAAAATGCTCCCAACTCCGACAGCATTATCGGACGCAAAGGGGGGCTGCACACGCTCAAACAAAAAGAGGCAGAACGATACCCTGGCACACTCAATGCACGGGAAATTAGGGGCAACTGGCAAAACTTCCCAACTCAACCCCCACTTCGTTTGCGAGATGATGGGTTTTCCAGAAAATTGGTTAAATTTGTAAAAAATGAATTTTATGCCACAATTACAGAAGAAAACAGAATCAAAGATTTGCCCGAAATGTGGGCAAGAGTTTCAGCGCCGGAGGTTTGGGAACAGATTAGAGGACTTTACTCGTTGGAACACCAGGAAGTATTGCTCCAAACAATGCAATTATATCAGGCCGAAAGCAAAGAGTCGGTCGAACTATCACCGTTTAGCGAGAACATTTCTGAACCAATCATGCGAAAACTGCGGAAGTATGGACAATTTGGACGCACACCACAAGGACAGGAACTACAAAAACAACGTGAAAGAGAATATACAAACTCTTTGTCATTCTTGCCACATGAAATTGCATTGGCAGCACGGGCATTTGAAACCCAACTTGCAAAATTTGATGCGTGGCACAGAAACGAAAGTATAAAAGGCTATGGGAATGCCATTGTTCCCCAAGTCGCAGTAGAATTATTTAATGTAATAAATCAATTATGGATATATTCACATACTATCGTAGATTAGGGGCCGGGGAATCCTCGCCACATGGAATGGAAAGGGAGTTTTATTCGGCAACTGTTTCGAGCGTTATGAAAAGACAGGAATCAAATAGTAATATCTGCTTCCAGGTAGGCAACGAATGGCCCTGTAATAACGGCTACAAATCCGAGAGAATGAAGCGTAAACAGATAAATGAACTAACGATTGTTAATAACTCCTAAAATAAAAAGCACCAGTTCAAAAACATTTATTACCTTTGCCCCGATTACCTGATATGAAAACGACTAAAAAAATACCTACTCATCTACATTGCCAAACGCTTAAATGCGGTCGGGTAATCCTTTGTATTTGGGTAGGTTACCTATTTATATGATTACAGACCGATTAGATTCCGAAGATGGTACGGTTCTTAAATGCCACACCCAAACCGAAGGTAAACCAGTTATTTCTATGACTGAAGGGGAAGAAGATTGTGCCTCTCACAATTTCTGTTGCTATGAGTTTATTGATGCAAGTGAAATAGACTGGCTAATTAAAAAGTTAAGACAGTTAAAAAAAATCCATTATAATGAATAGCTACGAACTTTCAAGAGCTTTTTTTAATTGGAGTTTTGAAAATCCTGAAAAGATTAAACCAAATCATGTGGCTATTTTCTTTTTTGCAATGGAGCATTGTAATAGATTAGGCGGAAAGGATAAGTTTGGCTTCCCCACATCAATGGTAAAAGATGCCATTGGTATAAAGGACTATTCCACATACATAAAAGCACTAAATGATTTAATTGTATGGGGCTTTATTGTATTGGTAGAAAAATCCACAAATCAATACAGCAGTAATATAATTGCTTTAGGGAAATTTCCAAAAGCACGCCTAAAAGCATTAGATAAAGCATTCATAAAGCACGCCTCAAAGCAACCCCAAAGCACACCCCAAAGCATTCCGAGTATAGATAAACAAGGAACAATAGAACAAGGAACAATAAAACAAGAACAAGAAAAGAATAATATACCCACACTCCAAGAGTTTTTGGAATACTGTAAAACCATAGAAGGCATAAACTACCCTACCTTAATATTCTCATTAACTGCAAAATATAATTCATGGGTGGCGGACGGTTGGAAGGACGGAAATGGGAAACCGATAAAAGTTTGGAAAACTAAAATAGTAAATGTTATCCCTCACCTTAAGCCAATGCAAGAAGAAGTATCAACCGCCCGTCCATACGGAGCCAAAGATTACGGAAAATGATATACGACCTTACACTGGAGAGATTTATACTGGGCACCTTCTTAAGGGAAAAGGACGCTTTTATTGAGCATGCGCACCTTCTTTCCTCTGATTTGTGGTATCAAGACGGGCACCGAGTTATCTATGAGGCTATCAAAGAGTTAAGCAATAAAAACGCCCCTATTGATATAGTTTCGGGCACCATGCTAATAAAAAAGCAAGGGCAACTGGAATACATAGGCGGAGCGCACTACATGACCGAGCTAACATCTGATATTTTCTTAGCTGGAGGATTGGAATATCATATCCGCATACTAACCCAGTTATACATAAAACGCACTTTAATGGCTTTTGGCGCACAAATAACCCAACGGGCAAGTGATATTACTTCGGACGTTTTTGAAGACATTGAGCATATCGAAAGTAAGCTGTTTGATATAAATTCTCATATTATCGGCAATGATTCCGAAGATGAAAACTCTGTAAAGGAAACATTTATCTATCTGACTACTCCGAGGGAAGAAAGGTTTACAGGCATAAAAACAGGCAATCCATACCTTACAGAAATTATAGGAGGTTTTAATCCTGGAAATTTGATTTATCTATGCGCCCGCCCTTCAATGGGTAAAACGACAAGGGCTTTACAGTTCGGAATTGAAGCGGCTTTATCCGGTAAAAAGGTAGCTATTTTCAGTTTGGAAATGGTAAAAAAGCACGAGGTAAACACCAAATTGATAAATTATATTTCGGAGGTTAGTTCGGATATTATTCAATCCCAATCGTATAATTCTGATGAGTTGGAAAAGATAAAAGGAGCCTCCGATTATATAGACACATTACCGATTTACATAAATGACAAATCAGGGATTAATCCAAATTATATACGTTCAGTTTGTAGGCAAAGGCAGCGTAAGCAAGGGGTAGATATGATTATTATTGACTATTTGCAAATGATGACGTGGAATGAAAAGACGAAAAAAAGCACCAACGATGAGGTAGGTTTGATTTCCAAAGCCTTAAAAGCAATAGCGAAGGATTTAAAAGTACCTGTTATCTGTTTGAGCCAATTATCCCGCCAATGTGAAGAACGTCCAAACAAACGCCCTCAAATGAGAGATTTAAGGGATTCCGGTAACTTAGAACAGGATGCGGATATTATTTTAAGTTTATATCGGCCGGCTTACTATAACCCTGAACCGACTAAAGAATATTCGGATTTTTCACCACACAAATACGACCAGGTATGCGAACTTGGAATATTGAAAAACAGGACAGGCTCCGCCAACGGAAGGATATTTGAATATTTTGACAGGCCCGTAGGAAAATTCAACCATAAATACGAAATAAATGAACACACAAATTTTTGAAAAAGTAACCCATGAAACGGTATTGACCTTTGGGAAATTCAGAGGGAAAAAGCTGAAAGAAATTCCTGCGGTATACCTACTCTGGTTGCTTAAAAAGGACTTTTTAACCGGAGGAATGAAGCGATATTTAAAGGAGAATGCCGAAGTATTGAAAAGAGAACAATTTAAATCCACCTAACCATGTATTATATTTTTGAAATAGGGAAAGACCTTGCCGAATTAATAAGGGTGAAAGATAGCAATGAAGCACTTTTAAAGGCTAAAGAACTGGTAGATAAGCATGGTAAATCGGTGCGTTTCTATCCTTCCAATCCCGAAAAAGCAATCACAATAAATAAACCAATGAGCAAATGAACTACAAAGAATTTTTAGAATCAAAACAAAAAAGACAAGTTAATTCAGGCTTTCACGTTGAATTATCGGACTTGAATGATGGTTTGTTCCCATTTCAAAAATTCTGCGTCCAGAGAGCATTGGCACGGGGTAAGTATGCTTTTTTTCAAGATTGCGGTTTGGGTAAAACTTTTCAACAACTGGAATGGGCTAACCAAGTTGTAATTAAAACTAATGGCAAAGTTTTAATACTTGCTCCTTTGGCAGTAGTCGGGCAAACGAAACTTGAGGCTGTAAAGTTCGGCATAAGCCTTGAAAATATTGATATTGAGAATTACGAGCAACTGGATAATATAAATAGTTTGGAGTATGCTGGCATAGTGCTTGACGAAAGCAGCATCCTTAAAAACTTTGAAGGAGCAACCAAAAAACTAATTTTAGATAAGTTTGCATTAACACCCTATAAACTTGCTTGTACTGCAACCCCAAGCCCGAATGACCCAATGGAATTAGGCAACCATTCAGAATTTTTAGACGTTATGAGCCGCAATGAAATGTTGGCTATGTACTTTGTGCATGACGGGGGCGAAACTGCAAAATGGAGGATAAAAGGTCATGCCGAAAAGCTATTTTATAATTTCATTGGAACATGGGCGATAATGCTTAATAAGCCTCAAGATGCAGGTTTTGAAATGGAAGGGTATGCTTTGCCTTCACTTAACTTAATTGAGAGGCAAATAGCTACACCAAAAAGAGATAACGGGCAGTTATTTAATGATGCAATAATTTCAGCAACTAATTTCAATCAGGAATTGCGATTAACAAAGGAGTTACGATTGAAAGAAGTAGTTGATATTGTTAATTCAAAACCGGGGGAAAACTTCATCATCTGGATTAAACACAATGAAGAAGGGGAAATGCTTAAAAAATTATTGCCTCATGCTATTGAGGTTAAGGGGGCTGATAGCAATAAATGGAAAGAGGATAAATTATTGGGCTTTGCAAATAATGAATTTCCTATCCTTATCAGTAAGACAAAGATAGCCAGTTTTGGGATGAACTATCAGAATTGCCGGAATCAAATATTTGCCTCTTTGGATTTCAGCTTTGAAGGGCTTTATCAGGCTATCAGGCGTTCTTATAGGTTCGGGCAAAAGAATGAAGTAAATATCTATTTAATAACAACAGATACAATGGCGAATGTCCGTCAAAGTATTGACACTAAACAAAAACAATTCAAAATTATGCAAGACCACATGGCAGAAGCCGTTAATGAAAATTTAAACGGCAAAAACCTATCAGAAGTAAACAAAGATACCGACCCTGTTACAAATGAATGGTATCGCATTGAGCGGGGCGATTGCGTTCAACTTATCAAAGGGGTGGAAAGTGAAAGTATTGGGTTAAGTGTATTTTCGCCGCCTTTCGCTTCTCTTTATACCTATTCAAGCCACATCGAGGACATGGGCAACTCTAAAGATTCAGAAGAATTTTTAACCCAATTTAATTATCTGATAAAAGAACTTTATAGGGTAATGATTTCGGGGCGCAATGTGGCAGTCCATTGCATGGATTTACCAATTCAAAAAGGCAAAGAAGGTTTTATAGGATTGAGGGATTTTAGCGGAATGATATTAAGAGCCTTTGAAGATGCCGGCTTTATTTACGCTTCACGGGTTACAATATGGAAAGACCCCGTTATTGAAATGCAACGCACAAAGGCATTAGGTTTATTACATAAGCAAGTGAAAAAAGACAGCACTATGAGCAGGGTTGGTATTCCTGATTATGTTCTAATATTCCGTAAAGACGGGGAAAGAACTAATCCCGTTAAATGCGATATTCCAGTTGAGTTATGGCAAAAGTACGCCAGTCCTGTTTGGATGGGTATTGACTACGGCAACACATTGCAGGGGTTCAGAGATGGACGGGATGAAAGAGATGAACGCCACATTTGCCCTTTACAATTAGATATAATAGAGCGGTTAATTCACCTTTACAGCAACAAGGGAGACACTGTATTAGACCCATTTGGCGGGATTGGCTCAACAGGGTACAAAGCAATTCAAATGGAAAGAAAAGCCATTATGTTTGAACTGAAAGAGAGTTATTTTAGTATTTTGAAGAGTAATGTAAAAAGCGCATGTAAGGAGAAATTACAGATTAAAGCATTCCATTAATTCATCATTTTAATGATAACCCCCGAACAGATAAAGCACTACGAAGGAAAAAGCATACATTGGCTTGTAGGCAAGGCTCAACTATATTTCAATAAATGGGTAAGGGAGCGAAGCCAAAAGGAAGGACTTGGGTAATTTTACTAACAGCTTTGACCGGATAGAAGATTTATGTAAGGAGCAATATCAAAGTAAATAAACAGAGTAACCGAAATCTCTTTAAAATTCGGAAAATTAAAAACAAAGTAAAATGGTAACAAAAATTTCAGACGGAACAATTAATGTAAATGGGATAGACTATGTTCCAAAATCATCCGTCATAACAAATCATCCCGCACCCTCACTAAAAGGGCTTCAATTAGTACTCATACGCTCTTATGCCTCTGGTGTTCATTTCGGGTATATAAATAAGCGTGAGGACCTTTTATCCGGCCTAAAGGTAGAGCTAATAAAATGCAGAAGAATTTGGGCGTGGTATGGAGCTGCCTCGTTATCTCAACTTGCTGTGGATGGAGTGTTGGAAAGTAAAAAAAATGATTGCAAATTCTCTATGGAAGTCGAATCTATGGAAATTACTC